TGTGTCATTATCGAAATGATCAGCATCAAACACCGGGTAGGTGCCGCTTTTGGTGCCGACGTTACGAACCGGAAGGATCGAAAGACCGACGAATTTATTGCCGCCGACCTTATTAAGGGCCTCGGAAAGGATTGGATTGAATGTTGCGGATGTAGTAAGTGACATAGTTTTAAAGTCCCTGTGTTAGAGTTAAGCGAGAATCAGCTCGATGACATCATCAGCTGCGCCTGCGTTGAGTGCATAGCCAATGATTGCACCTTCTGCGGTGGTGGAAACTTTACCGCCCACGTCGCCGTAAAGGGCATCGCCGATTGCAATTGTTTCGTTTGGTGTGGCATAGGCTGAACCGCCGCCATTGATTAGAACGACTCCAGTGGCCTCTCCTGCGCCGACTGCGCGGTCTGTGAAACCAATACGGGCCTCGCCTGCGGATGTGCCTGTGGCCACCACTACGTTGCCGGATGCGTCAAGCTTTGTGAGCAAGTAGGCGCTGACGGCATCGGTAGCGATGAAGGTTTTTTTCGAGTTTTCGATAATTGTTGCGGATGACATAATCTGTTAGGTTTAGTTGAACAGCTCAGGCTTTTGACGGCTGAGTTGTAGTGTTGCTGAGAATTCGGAAATGTTGTTAGCCTGCGCGTATTCTGCGACCGCTGTATCGCGTTTGGCCTGGCTCGGCACGTAGTCCTGCACCTCATCGTTGGCGTCGAGTGCTTCGAGGTTTTCACCCTTAACTAGCTCCTTGAGTCGCAGGATCTCGGCGTTTGCCGCTTCGCTCTCTACCTTGTACGCGTCGAGTTTTTCGCCGTCAGTGTTGACCGTATCGGCCAATGCTAGTTCAGCGGCTTGCTTTTCCTCTGTGAGTTTAGCAGACAGTACTTGCACTTCTTCGAGTTGCTCCTTGGTGCTGTTAAGGTCGGTTTCAAGGTCCGCCTTGCTGGCCGTCAATTGCTTAATCTCCTCGGTCTGTGCATCGAATGCACTGGCGCTGGTTTCAAGTTCTTCAACACGCGCGGAAAGTGTGACCTTTTCGGCTTCGAGTGATTCGTATTTTTCGGTGAGTTCTGCTTTGGTCATTTTGTTGAGTGTTTTGGTGTCAACTTTAGAAAAGAGGCCGCGCTGATTTGCGGCAGGTGTGTCGACGAAATCGGCGCTGTTAACCTCCAGTACGCGCACGGATGGAAACTCAAACAGCGCAGTCTCTGGCTGGTCCATGCTCCCGGGCACGTCACCGTCTGGCGTGGCCCATGCCATCGCAGCGGAAAAGACAATAGAAAGCCCGAATCGCTCCGGCATTTTTTCGGCCATCTCGAACAAGCGATTGAATTTGCGGCTTTCATCCTCCTTGAATGAATCAAAGGCCGTGAAATCCGCTTTGAGTTGTTCACCCTCTGCCCGAAATCCGCTGAACATGCCAATTTCTCGAGTCAGGCGATCGTCGAAAAGTGCGCCCCGGTGGGTAATATATGCCGGCAGGCCACCGCCTATTTGGTTGAGCGCAGATAGTGCGGTGTCAATCGAGTCCTCGTCAACATAGGCACCGTGGCCTAGCGCCTCGCCCACGCTAATCAAACTAACGCCGGCCATGGTGCCTGCTTCGCGATTGATTGAGCCTTGAGTTGGCGCGATTGCCGCGAATCCGAATTGTTTTGAGTCTGCCATTAGTAAACTACTCGTTGTCAATTTGCGCCGCTTCTGGGTTTTCATCGCCCCCCACTATCTCGACTGTATCCTCACTGCCTGCTAGTGTAATAGGTTTGCGGATGTTGTCGGTTTTCGCCCAGTCCTCGAACACGTCGGCTGACATATCAGGTAGGCCAATGATGTTGCGGAAATACGCCTCATCGTTGACTTGTGGAGTGATTAAACCGGCACGAACGGCCACGCCGTAAGCGTCGATTAGTGATTTAAGTTTTACTATTTCAGCCATATGTTACCCTCGGTTTTAACGTCATCCTCCGGCACCTCATCCTCCTGCGAGATTTCACCATAAGATCCAGAAATGCTCGTTTGAAATGGGTTGATTAGTTCGCGCCATTGGTCAGTTGAGCCAAAGACATTCTCGGAAATGTCCATCGCATGTTTAATGTTTTGCGCCTTGCGCAGTAGTACCTCGTCGGCTGTGTAGCCAAACGGCGCCACGATGTCATCAAGTGACTTCGCGCCCGCGCGGTAGTACTCCATGTCGGCCTTGACCTGTGCGGATTGGTTGATCCATCGAAACGACGGCCGCTGCCATCTGACGCGCATCAGGTGCTCGCTTGACGGTATCTCCCCAGCGGCCACCTGTTGCAATAACCAGCGCCGATACAGGCGACCCATCATGCGAATGAGTGAGTTCTGGTAACTCTCAACGGTCTGCTGATATTGAAGGACCACGCCCTGCGATGCTGAAAAAGAACTGCCGCCGATCTCCATTAGCATGAATTCCAAAGGAATGCCGACCGAGCTGCCGACCTTGCGCAGTAGGTAGTTGACCCACTGAATCCCGTCCACATTTGGCCGGCCGTTGCTACTGATGACAGAAATATCCTCGCCTGGCTCTGCATAGTGAAAGCGCCCCGGCTCGAATTGCTCCAGGTTGCCGCCTCCGTCCTGGTCCTCGGCATCCATACGGCTGGCCACCTCCCAATCAGAAGCGCCTTCGCGTTTAATGACCACCGATAAAGACGCGCTAACTTTTGCCGCGATCATTTCGATGCGGTCGTATTCGTCGCAGTCCTGTAGTGTATTCAATACAGGCGCAAGCTCCGGGATTCCTCGATACTGCGTCGGTGTCGAACGGATGAAAAACGGAATATAGTTTTGCGCTGACACGTTGCGCTGATCTTTAACGGTCCCACTGACCCTGCGCCCGATTGAATATGAAAGAGGTTTGCCCGACGGTGACACGCGCACGCCCTGCTGCCATGCGTCGGTTTCTTTAGATGTCGATTGGCCGTTTGGGTTCTGGATACGTGACCCGTCCACAAATTCGACTTTGCCATCGCCGATGACCAGGCCGCAGTCGCCATAGAAGAGCGTGGCGTCAACGATCTGCTGTTGCAATTCGCGCATATCCATCTGCCCGGTGATCTCTGGTGACTCGCTAAACGCTGCCCACTTGGACTCAATCAGTGCGTCAATCGCATCATCGCCGGTCATTGGCTGCGGAATGATGCCCTTGCCGACCACGTCCATTTTGCGTAAACGTGAAATCGACGCCACCACCGGATTGTTGCGTTTAAAGTCAAGGCAAGCACTTACCACGCGGTCGCGCTCATATTGTGAAAGCTCGATGTCTTCGCTGCGAATTGGACTATTGCCACGGTTTTTACGGTTGCGCGTATTTTTGGCCGCATCGTATCCGAACGCATAGCGTGCCGCGATCCGTGCTCGTTTGAGAAATCCCTTTTTGTTACTCATAGGTTTACATTACCAAACGAAATGCGATTGCCACCCTTGGCGCCCCCTTTGCCCGTACTGCGCCGCGCGATCAAGCTGTCCATGCGCTCAATCTGTTTCCATATCTTGTCAACGTCGGCCAATGTGAATTGCTGATCGCCGATTGAGTATGAGGTCACGCCCTCGGTTGAAAGCTTGGTGTAAGCCGTCAGTAGGTTGTCGCGCAGCGTGGTGAGCGTGGCAGTTGATATAGTGCTAGGCATTTAATAAGAAGGATGTTGTCAATTTACCAAAAGCCTCCGGTGCTGCTGCGGTTATTGGTTGCGCGGTTTTGTTTTTTCGGTGCCGATTTATCGCCGACCACTGGCCCGCCGTTACGGTCCACGCGTGCGATGCCGATGAATTTAGACAGCGCCCGGATTAAACACTCGCAGTCAAAGTAGTGATCGCCGCACCGTTTGACCTTGCGCTTAATTTTAATATGCCCGCTCCGGTCGGCTTCTTTCTTCCAATATACTGCAAATAACTGGTCGTAATAGTCTTTAGATGTGCCCTCGAACGTGAAGAAGCCCGACATCTGCCCGGCCCTGAGTTGCACAATTTCCGGCTCCCATACGCCCTTGTTGACGTGCAAATACAGGATCTTGCCCATCTTACCCGCACGTCCTTTGTGGTCGCCGGTGAATGGGTCTTTGCGCTGTAGTCGATACGGCTCCTCCATTTTATCCCAGCCACGCGAGCCAAACCAGTTATTTCGGCGCCGATACACCTCCTCGTAAATCTCCTGGGTGCGGTCGCCGGCGCAGTCAATGATCGCCTTGTGACATTTGTGCTGGTCGAAGATCTGGTCAAGTTCGCCGAATGATGGCACCGATCCGAAGTCGATTAAATAGCTATCCCCGTTGCGCTCCATGCCGCGCACCACGTAGCGGAAGTGGTCGGTTTGTGTATCCACGCCCAGGATGCGATACTCGCCCTGCAAGTCGCCGCGCTGGTAGTCTCGTTCGAGTTTGTGCGCGTCGGCCTGTTCGCTATTCGCCCAGTCCTCACGCCATGGCTCCGCCAGATTACCCTGCACAAACTTCTTTAGCCCGTGTGGCGTCTTGCAATTTTGCAACCAGTCAACCATTAGACCCGCAAAGGTGATCGCCGGCGCATAAAGAGAATTTAGATGGTAGCTGTGGTGATTCTTTGGTGCATTGAGATTCTGCGCCTGCCATCCCCCCTGTTTAACC